TTGGCACATGGATGCTGTTATGCCTGGTATGAATCCTGGTGAAGAAATTGACGTTGATATCTACATTGATATGTCAGGTTCTATCAGCAACAAGCAGGGTATGCAGTTCCTTAGTGAAGTTGGTGGTATGATGGAAGCGTTTGATGGTTACTCGCTCCGTGTCACTTGCTTTGATACTCGCTGCTACAACACGCAGGAGTATACGAGCGAGAACATGGAGAACATTGAGGAGTATCAGCTTCACGGTGGCGGCGGTACCGACTTTGATAGCATCTTTGATGACCTTAAGGAAGCTGGTCGTGTTCCCAATCGCTTGATTGTCTTCACTGACGGTTATCCGTGCGGTAGCTGGGGCGATGCTGATTACTGTGATACGACTTGGATCATTCACGGTGACCCCAATCCGAACCCGCCCTTCGGTACGTATGCTATCTATGACGACCACAAGAAGTAATACGATAGCAAGCATAGGGGCGACTATATACGAGTCCCCCGACGGTGGAAAGACGATCTACGCAAGAGAGCGTGGGTCGTCTGACCGCGTTCTAGTCCGCACAAATGATGCCATAGAGGAAACTAAGCAGCTTCTTGCTAGGCGAGAGAGGCTTACTAAAATCTGTGAACTGGCTAAAACAGTTCCTGCGTTAAACGATCAGCTAGAGAAGCTTGAAGAAATATATTTGTTGGTGAAAAATGAAAACGATTGATGATATCAACCTACATACTTGGTTTACTGACCGTGAATTAGATTTCACGCCTCCGCATTTTGTTAAGTCAGGAACTGTCTTGAATGACGAATCTAAAGCTTGGATTCTAGAAAAGCTGACTGGTAGATTTGCAATCTCCGGACATGCAGGATTCTTTGGTTCTCTATCACCAGCGTTTGAAGATCCAAAGGAAGCGTTGTTTTATGAACTTAAGTGGGGTTAAGGCTGATTTAGTTATAATAGATGAACTAGGGTTTGCACACCCTGCACCTAGGCGCATAGCCACATCTACTCGTGACACTACACTCCTTATTAATAAAACTACTTACCACTATGCTGATCCAATAATGTATTCATTTACAGAATTGGAAGAAATGGCTCAATGGTGTTGGGATACCTTTGGACCTTGCGGGTATCGTCCAGAAACTATGCGTACAGTTTGGAACTACCAAGCAGAACCAGACTACATCTTTTGGTTTGAAGAAGAAAAACATTTAATGATGTTCATTTTACGCTGGTCATGACTACAGTACGTGTAGGCGCTAGAGCAGCAAAAAATGTACAGGATGTTGTAGACTGGCTTAACGATAATGTCGGCAAAAAAAGCCAACGCCCACATGAATTTGGTGCAATTGTTACTCTGTATAAGGGTGACGGCTGGACTGCAAAGTGGAGACGTTTTGGTAGTGGATGGTTTATGGACATTACTTTTGATGATCCAAAACACGCAACCTTCTTTAGTTTATGCTGGAAATAAAAATATTCTCCCATCAATTTAGCAATTAAATACAAGTGCGAATTTACAAGGAGAACGCAAATGGCTTTTTTAAGACACGTAGGGAAGCACGGTGATCGCAAGGTAGCGATTGTATTCCGTGAAGTACCCGGCGAGCCACATATGTGTTTGGTAGTATATACGGAACTATTGAACAGAACTGTTCACGACCCGCTAGTAAAATGTATTGAAAGCGACATTGGTCAGAACAGCAAGAATTTAGCGGACGCATTGAACCGCAGCTACACGACAGATGGACAGATTATCCTGCAGAAGCTTCATGCTGAAGGTCAGCTTAAGAAGGTTCAGACTGAACTTATCGTAATGACCCCAACACCCGGAACACAAATTAAGCTTAGTGAATTAAACACTATTCTTGATGAAATGGAAAAGGGAGAATCTGCGGTAAAGAAACTAGCTGAAATGGATAAGCAAATGGGAATGCAGGATCCTGTGCAGGTTGCTAGACGTATGCGCGGCGACACATTGACCGAAGGCACTGTTCCACCGGTTGCACCTTTAGCAGCATCAGGTGACGCATTGGGTGACAATGCTATTGCTAACAATCTTCGCCAACAGGCAATGAGAATGTCAGCAGAAGCAAAGGGTCTACTCGCAGAAGCAGATAGGCTATTGCAAGAAGCTAATACAATGGATCCTGTAGCGACTGCGCCAGCAGCGCCAGCAGCAAAGACTCGCGGTAGACCAAAGAAGGTGGCCGTTTCTGTATAAGGTAGGTTAAATGTCCCCTGAATTTATTGAGAAGTGGGAAAGATTACTTGAAGATGTTGACAAACAGAAAATTCCAGTTGAGTTTATTAAAAAAATTATATTGAAATTGCAAGGAAGAAAACAGCACACCATCAATATACAGAGACTATTGGAGCAAGGATTTTACCCGGACGAAATTGAAAATGTAATAAGCACTAAGCTTATTGAACTTGATGAATTAGTAATAGGAATTGAATTTATTCTTAATGTTGAAAGCATTGCAGAAACAGTGCAGCCAGAAACAGATAGATTATTGAACGGATTATGAAACTAATAATTGCTTGTGACCCAAATGGGGGAATAGGCTATCAAAACAGATTGCCCTGGACTAATATCCAGGGCGATTTGCCAAGATTCAAGCGTTTGACAGAAGGACAGACAGTCATTATGGGACGCAACACTTGGGATAGCTTACCAAAGAAACCGTTACCGAAAAGGTACAACTTCGTAGTAACGAGTCAAGAACTTGATATGCCTGAACATTCACAGTGCATAACATACGACGAATTTATAAGCCCGGAATCTTCTCTTAGGTTTAGTAGTACCTGGTTGATAGGCGGCGCCCAACTGATTAACGCATGTTGGTCACATATCACCGAAGTTCATTTGACAAAAGTATACGACCATTACACTTGCGATACCTTCATAGATTTGTTATACGTTGAAGCTAACTTTACTAGAACTTGGAGCGAGGTGTTCTCGGACCATACCTATGAAATTTGGAAAAGAAAATGAAACAATATCACGATTTGCTTGAAGACATACTAAATAACGGTGAAATCAAAGATGATAGAACCGGAGTCGGTACAATCAGCGTGTTCGGTCGTCAACTTAGATTTGATCTATCAGTGGGCTTTCCAGCTATCACAACTAAAAAGTTAGCATGGAAATCAGTAGTAAGTGAATTACTGTGGTTCATAGAAGGGACAGGAGATGAGAGAAGACTTGCGGAAATTCTACACGGAACGAGAGATAATGGACATAGTACTATATGGACAGGAAACGCTCAAGCAGCTTATTGGGTTCCAAAAGCGAGATATGACGGGGATTTGGGAAGAGTATATGGTGTACAGTGGAGAGACTGGCGAGGAGTTGACCAACTCTCAAATCTAATTAATGGTATCAAGACTGACCCTAACGGTCGTAGACATATCATCACTGCATGGAATGTAGACGAACTAGACAAGATGGCGTTGCCTCCCTGTCACGTTCTCGCACAGTTTTACGTAAGCAACGGCAAACTAAGCTGCCACATGTATCAGCGTAGCGTTGACGTATTTCTTGGCTTGCCCTTCAACATTGCCAGCTATGCATTGCTTACTCATATGATTGCACAAGTATGTGACCTAAAGGTAGGGGAACTCATCATTTCAACTGGCGATACACATATCTACAGCAATCACATTGAGCAGGTTAAAGAACAGTTGAGTAGAGAAGAATACCCATTGCCTGCGCTTTTTCTTAACCCTGAGATAAAAAATATTGACAAATTCGCAATGGATGATATACTGTTATTTGACTATCAGAGTCATGGAACTATCAAAGCGGAGATGGCAGTTTGACCTTAGAAATCATTGCTCATAGATTTTCTGTAGGTGATGTAGAAGATCCTGATATTTACGCAGGACAGCCGATTTATGAATGGGAACAATCAGAGGCTGGGCAATGGATGATGAAGCATTCTAATCCAACACCGATGTGGCAAAGGGAACTTAATCACTTGACCTATGGCACAGATTATGTTATAAAGGGATACTTAACCCCTGACCAATATACCTACTGGAAGTTGAAATATGAATAGAGAAGAAATTATCAATAACATGTGCCTGACTTTTCGCCACGATTACGGACTTGTAATCAGCGAAGATGATAGAATGTATACGCTTAACTCCGGGATGACCGAACGAGAGCGTGAGGCATTGTTCAACACTATGTCACAAGTTTTTGATCATAATATTGCACCTCTAGTAGATTCTGCTATGAAATATGAAGCAGGAACACACTGCCCCATTCCACAGAATATTGAGCAAGCTAAAGGAATGTTATTGATTGCTCAAAACTATTTGGATAGTTGGAAGTGAAAATACTCGTAACAGGTGGCATGGGCTTCATTGGGCACAATGTTGTTGCTCAATTGGAAGACATAGGCCATGAGGTTGTCATCATTGACAATCTCACTGATTACGGAATGATATCATATGAAGAACTGAAACAACTAGAACATGAACGTAGCTCAAAGATTTCTTCAATTTGCTACACTGTAGACATTTCTAGTTCGGCAGTAGGTCCGATAATTGAAAACTTCAAACCAGAACTTGTTATCCATCTTGCTAGCTTCCCTCGTCAAAAGGTAGTCAATAGTAATCCTACTTTGGCCGCAGATACTATGATGAAGGGCTTGCTCAATTTATGTGAGTTGAGTTGTAAGCACGAGGTTAAACGCTTCGTGTACGTCAGTAGCAGCATGGTCTATGGTGACTTCCAAGATGGCACTGATGAATATGCATTCTGCAAGCCACAGGGTCAGTATGCTATCATGAAGCTTGCAGGAGAGCAGCTTGTAAGAGACTACGGGCATCGCGGATGCTTTGATTATACAATCGTTCGCCCTAGTGCTGTATACGGTCCTCGTGACGTAGAGGATCGTGTAGTATCAAAGTTCTTCATGGCAGCAATGCGTGATGATGTTCTTAAGGTTAATGGAGAGTACGAGCGGCTAGACTTCACGTATGTAACAGATACCGCCTCAGGTATCGTAGGAGCGTCTCTCGGCAACAACACGCCTTACAGAACATATAATATCACTCGCGGGGAATCTAGAACCTTACTTGAAGCAGCAGCACTTATAACTAAGATCGTTGGTAAAGGTAAGATTGAAGTAACCCACAAAAGCGAAGATTATCCCAGTCGCGGTACATTGAATATCAGCGCAGCACGCAGAGACTTTGGATACAGTCCCACTGTCAACATTGAAGAAGGATTTGTCAAATACTATGAATACTTGGCTAATTCCCCATTTTGGTCTAGCAAGACAATATAACAACCTTCAAGAGGAGCTTTTAGAAGCAACTCACCAAGCCCTGAGAGAAGGGGTGTTGATCAATGGACCGTTCACTGCGTCATTAGAATCATGGCTTTGTGATTACACAGGATGCAATTTCGCTACAGTAACACATAGCGGAACACAGGCGTTGGAGTTTATTGCTGAACACCATTATGAGCTAGTAATGTACGAAGACGATAGCCGATCACCTCGCATTCGTATTCCTAACTTAACTTACCCTGCTACACTGAATGCTTTCTTTGGGTGGGACGTTGAGTTAGTTGACACTGATAGTAATGGGTTATTCAAGTTTGATGAGTACGAAGAAGATTTTAGAACCTACACTTGTTTTGTAGGATTATATGGCGCCAATCCGAATCACACCTTCTTGACTAACACAATAGTAGATGGCGCCCAACATTGGCTATCAGTAAATAAACAGCATATAGGTGATGCTATGGCAATCAGCTTTGATCCTACTAAAAACTTACCAAGCAGCGGGAACGGTGGTGCTATTGTAACGAACGATGAAGACCTGTATGATTGGGTAAACATCATGAAGAACAACGGCAAACCCGATCATCTTTATGCAGGTACAAATAGTAAGATGAGTGAGTTAGAATGCGCTCATCTATTAGTCAGGACCAAATATATTCATCAATGGCAAGAACGAAGAAAGAATATTAGAAACTATTATTTGGATAGATTTGAAGACATGCCATTTAGGTGTCTCAGCGAGACTTTTGATAACCACTCTGATCAAAAGTTCGTGATCTACACTCAGGATCGTACTGAATTACATCAATATTTGACCGAGAATAAAATTGAATCCAAGATTCATTATCCCAAGGCATTGAGTGAATTACCTATTGCTAGAGATATTATCAAGAAGCCAGATTTCGTTAGTACGAGTGTGGCTTTGGCTAAGGGAGTATTGAGTCTTCCCATATACCCTGAACTTTCTGATGGTGAAGTAGAAGCTGTTGCAGACGTAGTTTGTAGATTCTTTGATAAATAATATTGTTATGAATATTTATTGGCTACTCGCATTTCTTCCCGTATGGATCATTCACTCAGTATTAGGACTGGGTGTATTAGGTCTGTTGATTGCATTCTTTGTGCAACGCATTCCGTTTGTTAACACATATGGCTACTTAATTAAAATTGCTTCTTCAGTTTTATTAGTATTAGGTCTATTCCTTCAAGGTGCACTAGCATATAAAGAAAGCACTGCACTAGCTGTAGCTAAGCTAGAAAAGAAACTAGCAGAAGCAGAAGCCAAATCTCAAAAAACCAATACGGAAATCGTAGAGAAGATTGTCACCGATACACAAATCATTCGTGAAAAGGGCCAAACAATCACTGAATATGTTGACAGAGAAATTAGCGTTTATAACGATAGATGCATATTACCTAAAGAAGTAATTAATGCACACAACATGGCAGCAACACTTAATCTTGATGAAGGTGCTTCTGAGGAAGAACCAAAATGAAGAAGCTACTAATTCTTCCCCTCTTCTTACTGTCTGGTTGCAGCATTACAGCAGTTCCAGTAGCACCTAAATTTCCAGAAGCTCCTGCAACGCTGCAAGAAAAGTGCGCTGAGCTAAAGGAAGTTACTGAGGATGCATCGCTTACTGCGTTTACTAAAATAGTTGTAGAAAACTATATTCTATATCACGAATGTAGCCGCAAAGTTGAGGGCTGGACTGAGTGGTACACGAAACAAAAAGCTATCTTTGAACAGGCTACCAAATAACAAATAGGTAGCTACCGTGATAAATAGTACATAATCACGGAAGGTTACTATGTCTACACAACAAATTATCAACATTGGTGCATTACCTAACGATGGAGCCGGTGATCCGTTACGTGTAGCATTTGGTAAAATCAACAATAATTTTAGCAATCTATTTTCAACATTTGTTAATACTAGCGTAGCCTACACAACTGATGATACCGCAAATCAGGTTATATTTGAAACTCCGGCTAACACATTTACAATGGGTCAACTATATGTTTACACTGCCGATGCAGAAACTGAACAATCACAAACTATTCAGCTATTTGCACAATTAAATCAAGCGGTAGATGACGTTAAGTTTACTGGATATGGTAGTACTTTCTTTGGAAATGCATTATCTAGCTACGATATGGAAGTATCTGAAGGCAATGTTAAGATATTAGCCAATCCATTGACCGCAAACACTCTCTTTCACTTTATAGGTTCACAGAACATGTGGATAGGCGCAAATGTTCCAGGTTCACCGCTCCAACTAGATGGTTACGTAGCCAATTCAATAATGTCAACTGAAATTGATCAAGGCGTAGAGACTGAGCAACCATAATGAGAGCGCACGAGTTCATAACAGAATCGGTTACTGACGGGTTAAATATGGCGGCTTATGCACTACCAAACACCTATGTTATTCCTGAATTGAAGAACAATGACTTCTATCAATTATATAGATTCGGAGTGGCAATTGCAGATGTTCGTGGAACAAGCGGCCCCGATGATGGTGTTCAAAATGAATTCAAGCACGACTTTAAAGCAGAAAGTGCATGGGGCGAGAATCAGGTAGTATCTTCTGAATTTGATGCTGA